ATATCACAGGCCACAGTTTAGGCGGCGCGATAGCACAAATAGTAGGAATGTGGTTGCACTTGAAAGGAAAAAATGTTCAGATTTTTACTTACGGATCACCAAAAGTTAGTTCTGAAGTTTTGTCTGGTGGACAACCAATTCATTGGCGCATATCTAATCCTGTCGATCCTGTGCCTTGGACTCCTCCTTTCCCCTTTTTTCATACAGGGGTTTTCATCAATCCCAAAACCGGAGATTGGGGTCCAGATAATGATAATGGATTAATAAGTAAAACGGATGGGTTGACTCATTCAATTTCTAAATATGTAACAACGTTGAAGGAACAATTATAAAATGACAAATGATGTAAAAGTATTGAAACTAACTACTGGTGAAGAAGTATTGGCGAGAGTATCAGAAGAAAATAATAATTTGATTACGTTAAATAAACCGATGACACTTCAAGCAGTTCCTACTAATCAAGCAGGTCAAATGGGATTTGCATTGGTGCCTTGGCTTATGTCTGGAAAAGGTGAAACGATAACAATTTCAACAGATCACGTTATAGCACGAGATGATCCTCAAGCAACAACAGAAAAGAATTACTTAGCGAATGTTACTGGACTTTCACTATAATGATAATAACAACTACTGCGATGTTCCTAGTTCAATCTATTATCTTGACGTGGATTATAGCAACCAATCCAGAACCATGTCCCAAAGAGTATCTTGGTTCAAGCAATGTGTCTAACTACTGTGAAATTACTTCAGCTGGATTGGGTTATCAATGGTCATTAAAGGAAGATTGATTGGAACTTGACAAATGTGGGTAGGAATAATTCTTTTTACATTTTCGTTGGCCGGACAGATAGACCAACACTTTAAGAGTAGAGAATTGTGCTGGCAGTTTTACGAAAATCATCCGTTACTTTACAGACAAATAGATGAAGCATTTCCCAAAGATTATTATGTGAGATTGTATCAAAATGATGAACACGGACTTGTATGGATAACTTGTGAAAAGTTGTCAGATATGAAAGGAAATGACATTACTAAATTTCCATTGAACGTTTTATTACCAACACCAAAATAGGAATATATGTCAAAAAGTAAACAACACGATGTAGATAATGGATTAGTAATTACTGTATTCGCATCAATCTCAGCAGTACTACTCGCGTGGACTTGTCTGATAGTATATGATATAAAAAGAGATGTAAAAGAAATAAAAACTACTGTCAACGAAATGCGCCAAACTTATTCTGAATTGTTAAGACCACAAGTAGACAAAGTAGATACAGACATTTCGGCTAAATCAAACTGAGATATGTTATCTTAATAAATAGTAGAGAGTTATGTTAAAAAGAAAAATACTAGGAGAAAATAATGGCAGAAGAAGAACCGATTATTGATTTTGGATTTAGTGCTGTAACGGCAGATGAATACGAAAAAGATAATACTGATGGGGAAAACACAGGGAGTGGAGGGTCTGCTAGCCCTGAGGCACTCGCATCAATGGATGCCAAGATAGAACAAATCATGGCAGCTCTATCAAGTAAAATTGATTCACCGCCCGATGATTTTGGATTTTCTCAAGAAGATAAAGATAAACAAGATGAAACGTTAGCAGGTATTGAACTAAAGATTGACAAAATTTTATCCTTAGAACAAGATGAAGAACGTGCACAAACAACAGCAGATATTCTTTCTCAGTTGAATGATGCCACAGGTGAATCACGTACATCATCTAAAAAGTCAGGAGAAGTGGTAGGAAAACAAGATGAGATCATGAAGTTTTTGGAAAGTATGTCACCAAAGATTGACAAGATTCTCAAACTAGAAAGCCTAGAAGCTCTGTTAGAAGGAACATCAGGAAAGTTAGATAGTTTGACCGCATCTCAAGTACAATCTGTTACTGCTGAACCACCAGATTTAACTCCAATTATGGAGAAACTGGAATGGTTGGATAAAGATGTACAGAAGATTCTAAAGATGGAACAGTTAGAAGCAGTTCAGAGTCTTCAGAAATCTTCACAAGATATGTCTACAGTTATTAAAGAGATTGAAGAGAGAAAGAAAGACATAAACCTAAAATACAAAGCACGTATGTTAGCAGTAGAAAAATTGGTTCTACCATTGATCGCCAATCTTCAAAAAGATGGTGAAACTAAAGAATATATTAAATGGCCCAATAGAACAGCAATCTTAGAAGCTCAAAAAACTAAAATATTACAAGTCACAAGATCCGAAATAGGTTAACTATTATGAAATTTAAAGAACTCAAACAAACACTTTTAGAAGGTGTATATGATCCTGGCATATTTAAAGCGTTTTTCTTAGCGGGAGGCGCTGGTTCTGGTAAATCATATTCAGCAGAAAAATCAACAGGTTCTGCTGCAGGAAAGTTTCAATGGCACGATGACATGGAGAAACTTACGCCTGGTAGAACAGGCCCCTTTGGATTGAAGGTGGTCAACTCAGATGAACAATTAGAGTTTGGACTAATGAAAGCAAAAATGCATTCTGATATGACTAAGTATTCTGATGCAGAAACAATGGAAAAAGAAAGAATTCGTGAAAAGGGAAAGAAAATAACCAAGAAAAAAGAACAGTTGTGGATCAACGGCAGACTTGGATTAATCATTGATGGTACTGCTAAAAATCCAGCCAAACTATCTTCCAGAATTAAAACACTTACTGATATAGGATATGATACTTACATGATATTCGTAAACACTTCTCTTGATGTCGCCCTTCAAAATAATGCTGGAAGAAAACGTAGATTGAAGGATGAAGTTGTAACAGCAACATGGAGTGAAGTACAACAAGTTAAAGACCAACTTTCTAATCTATTCCCCGGCGGTTTCGTAGAAATTGTAAACAATAGAGCGGGTGAAGATGTATTTAGAAAATCATTTGTTGAAATAGGTAAACTTATGAAACGCCCACCATCAAGTCCTATTGCTAAAGCATGGATTGCACACGAACTAGATAGTAAATCACGATAACTACTTGACTTATTGATATTTCGTGGTATAATATATTATGAGTTTATACACTGATCAGAAATACGTGGGATTAATCTCACCTCGGCTCGACCGGTTAAAATTGGTTAGGGCCAATCTTTGGAATTCGCGATGTCCCATTTGCGGTGATTCTCAAAAGAATAAATCAAAGAAACGGATGTACATTTACGCAAAGAAGCAAGATTTGTTTGTAAAATGTCATAACTGTGGATATGGTTCTAATCTTGGAAACTTCATAAAACAACTTGATCCTCACCTACATGATCAATATGTCATGGAAAGGTATAGTCAGGGTCAAACTGGTCGTGGCAAAACAAAAGAACCAGAATTTAAATTTGAAGCACCAAAATTCAAACCTAGACCAACTACTATTAAATTACCCTCTATAGGCTCTCTAATACACACCCACCACGCCCGTTTATTTTATGAGGGTAGAAAGATACCTGATAGTTTCTTAGAGAGGGTATTCTATGCAGAAGATTTTAAGAGTTGGGCTCAATCGGTATCCGAAATAGATTATTCTAATTTGGGTAAAGAGGAACCAAGAATGGTTATTCCATTTTTTGATACAGATGGGAAACTAATTGCTGCTCAAGGTAGAGCATTGGGTAGTCACGAACTCCGATATATTACTATTAAAGTTACTGATGAGAGTACTAAAGTTTATGGATTGGAACGATGGAATTCTGAGAATACTACATATATTGTAGAAGGCCCCATTGATTCAATGTTCCTTCCAAATTGCTTAGCAGTTGCTGGTGGGGATCTCCAATCAATAAAAATCGACAAGAAACAGTGTGTATTAATATTCGACAATGAGCCGAGAAATATACATACTGTTAAAAAATTGATGAATGCTATTGATGATGGATGGTCTGTTGTTATTTGGTCCAAAGATAAAAAATTTAAAGATATTAATGACTTAATTATGAGTGGTCTGTCAACTGATGAAATTCTTGAAATGATAAATAAAACTACCATGAACGGATTAGAAGCAGATTGGGCAGCAAGAGAGTGGAGAAATGTCCAGTGAATTAGATTATAAAGGTAAGAAAATAATAGAAGAAACAAAAGTCCTCGATCATGGGTTTGTAAAACTTCTAGATGTGATGGGCAATGATGAAGAAGTAGAGAATGCTGCTCGCATTAGTTATGGGGAAGGAACACGAAAGGTAAGTCAAACGCGGAACCTTATCCGTTACCTTATGAGACACAAACACACCTCACCCTTTGAGATGTGCGAAGTCAAGTTCCATATTAAACTACCCATCTTTATTATGCGCCAGTTAGTCCGTCATAGGACTGCCAATCTGAATGAGTATTCTGGACGATACTCTGTCATGTCAGATGATTTTTATTTTCCAAAAGGGGATAGTATTAAGCCCCAATCAACTACAAACAAACAAGGTAGAGAAGACGGTGATTTAGGTAATGACATAGGAGAAATTGAATTTGAAATGTATCGTGTGTTCGATGGTGCAACTACCGCCTATAAAAATCTACTTGATTGGAATGTATCAAGAGAGCTTGCAAGAATAGTTCTCCCTGTGTCGAACTATACCGAAGTAATATGGAAAATAGATTTAAATAATTTTTTCAAGTTTTATCAATTAAGAAGTGACAGTCACGCACAAGAAGAAATACAAGATTATGCGAATACAATGTGGAATTTAGTTGAACCACATTTTCCCTTATGTTGTGAAGCATTTTCAGATTATGGATTAAATTCGAAGACCTTTTCAAAACAAGAAATGGATATTATAAAAGACAATCTCAGTAATATTGTCGCGACTGACCGATTATCAAAAAGAGAAGAAACGGAATTTTTAGAAAAACTTAAATAGAAAGCGAAAACATGCTACCTACCGAATACCAACAGTTTATACATTTAT